ATCAGCTAACCGAAGACCTGACCGTAGGTTATCGTCCGGTCATGCCGCTCGAAACACTATGGCTAGCGACAGGAGACATCCCGCAAATCACATTTCGTCGCGACCTTGAATTCATGCAGATGCATCCAATCGTCGGGATGGCTCTTGAGTATTACAAGTCCGGCATACTTGGAGCGGAGTTCTGGGGCGGACGAGATCAAAATGATCCGGACAACAAAGACGGCAAGACGATTTCGCCAGATTCCAAGGTTGCAGCGTTCGTGCTTGCCCATGCCCAGAGGTATTGGGACCGGGCCGTGCCTTTGCTCCAGGAAGGCGGCTACAGCTACGGCTGGTCAGGTGGAGAGCACATTTACAAAGAAAGCAACGGGATGATGACGTGGTCACACGTCAAAGACTTTCATCCTGACGACGCGTTTATCCTGACGCTGAACAATTCGCCCATCGGAATCCGCGTAAAGAACATCCGGAACCACGAGCCAGTTAGCCTTTGGTTTGCGTCCGGGTCCATTCCAGCGAAAGCCTCTTGGTATCCGCATCGTCCACGGTTCAACCAGTTTTACGGGCGGTCGCAGCTTATCGCAGCGTGGAGACCGTGGCGCCGTCTCGGCTGGCGTGATGGCGTGGAGCAAGTCATCGACGCGGCTATTTATCGGGCTGGTTTTTGCGGACCGCAGATGCGTTTCCCTCCAGAGGATTCCCAGACGAGCAAACAAGGCGTTCCCGCAACGCAAAACGACAGCGAAGGAAATCCGAGACGACAGGCTAGAGACGTTGCTCGTCAATTCGCCGAATGGGCCAAAGCTGGAGCGAGCTTCGCACTGCCCAGTACAAAGTTTCCCGATTCCCAAGGCGGCGGATACAAGTGGGAACTGGTTTGGCCCGACCACGTCATGGACGTTATGCCTCTCGTGAATGCGGCGAAGTACATCGAAGATCAGATTTTCTACGGTGTCGGCGTTCCTCCCGAATTGGTCAGAGCTGGCGGAACTGGAAGCGGATACAGCGGTCGATCAATTCCCCGCGAATCATTCCTCGCGGCCCAGCAGAAGATAGCCGACGAGATGCTCCAAAAGTTTGTCGAGCAAGTGCTAAGGCCGCTTGTGCTTTGGAACTTCGGCGACATCCCGTTTGAGATTAGCTGCCGAAGCTTGCTGGAGACAATGGCGGACGCCAAGCAAGATCAACTGCAACAGCCGGGCGGAATTCGGCGAGAGGAAGTGCCGACACAACGGCCGATGCCGTTTTCGGTGGACGAGCCGGAGCGAAGTAATAGAATTGCGGAGATCATTCGCAAGGTTCAAGCGAGGTCGGCATGATGAAAATTGGGAATTCTGGCATGAAAAATAGGGATGGTGTTCCGCCGGCACGGTGTACATTGGCAAAGATGCCGCTTCGCTCAAACTGAAAGAATTGTCGGGCAAGAGATGCTAACCGCTCAGCAAAAAGCAATCTGGGCCAGCCGGACAATCGAGCGATGCTTGCTCGCTTCTGATAACGTAGATGACGCCCTTGATGCAGCAGGCATCCTTTTGGCAACCACCCCTTTCCCCGATGAAGTCGAAATCGAGAAACCCGATGAGCAAGACGAAAGTTGGCGTGATGAAGACGAGCCTCCTGGACAATCGGACGGTATCCCTGTTGATGGCACGGGGCCAGTATCTAGCAAATATCATAGAGGCGAATCTGATCGGGCAGGACATGAACGATCCGGAAAATCAGGAATTATTGACGACGGCCAAGAAGATTCAGAAAATAACAAGCCGGTGGAGGCGTTCTTCGCTTTTGACATCTCCAACCGACGAGCCCAAGGAATCCTCAACCGCTCCCTGCAAGCGGTTAAAGGGCTCACGCAAAAAGCGAAAGCCGATCTCTCGCAAGCGTTGAAGAAGCCGCCCGAAGATGGCGGGCAAGCGTTACTAGAATTCGTCAATAAATATCGGATACAACTTGCACGACTGCTCAGTGCGACGCAGTTGGCAAGCGTCCTCGAAGGTGCTCGTGAGGTAGCGGCCGATCTCCCCACAATAGCGTCCTTCCCAGGGGCGACGGCGCTACCTCCGACACTCCCGCCGAAGGAAGCTGCCGCTCTGGTTGAGAAGCTGGCGGCGATGGGTGAAACGAAGCGGGCCGAAGCGATTTACAATCTTCCTCCCGACCATCAGGAATATGTCCGCCAAGCTATTGCGGCGAAAGAAGCCGGCCCCCCGCCTCGCTTCACCCCTCCGGCTCCGTCCCCCGGAAGTCCGGAGGGGATTCATTTCCCCATCATCGAGGAAGCCGTCAAGAACCTTGCCGAAAAGAACGTGATGACGCGCGAGCGGTTCGACGTGTTGGACGGAGCGGCGAAGGCGAAGGCGTTTGCGGTCGCTGGAGTTGACGCACAAGAGACGCTGACGAAAATTCGGGATGTACTTGCCGAAAATGTGCGGACCGGGGCGGATTACGAAACATTTCGGCAAGCCGTGATGAAAGAGGTGGAAAGTGGGATGTTTCTGTCTGAGCCACACATGGAAGTGGTATTTCGCAACAACGTTCAGGGTGCGTTTTCAACAGGGCAAATGGAAGTCCTGAACATGCCATTCGTCCGGAGCGGCTTCCCGTTTATCATGTATTCCAGCATCGGGGACGACCGGCGCCGTGAAGAACACGGTGAAATGGAGCGTCTTGGCATCCAGGGCAGCAACATTTATCTTTCTAATGATCCGGTAATTCAGCAATTCCTGCCGCCGTGGGCGCATAATTGTAGGTGCAGTTGGTTTCCCATTACGATACGCGATGCGGCCGAGGCCGGTATCCAATACGCTCAGGAATGGCTCCAGAATGGAACAGAGCCGCCAAATCCGCCCTTCGTGCAAATGCCGCCATTTCAGCCGCCTCTAGGCTTCCGGAAGGCTCTGGCGTCAGCTCCGCTCTCAATTAGGCTATCCCTGCAACCTTTGGCCGATTTCAAGGAAGAGGAAGACGATGAAAAGCCAGAATACGGCACCCCAGAAGGCGGAGGCGGAGTTACAGCAACGGCAACGGATACTGCGTCTGAGCCGAAAGACACGAAAATTCCTTCGTTCCGCCAAAAAAACGCGAAAACGGGCAGAATCAGAGGCGGAAAGAAGAAAAAACGCTCTTTCTTCCGATCTTTCAGGGTCCGCAAACAATGGTACCCAGCCGCCCTTGCCGTAGACTCGCAAGGATTGGAGCACAAAGGCAAAGGACCGGGCGGCGGTCAATTTGTCGCGAAAGGTGGAGGAGGCAGTCCATCCAAGAACGAAAGTTCATCTGCAAGGCAAAAAGTAGCCGATTACGGCAAGCGAGTCTTGTCCGGGGCCGTATCGATGGAGCATGGGGCGAAAGACTTCGTCTTGCGACAGGTCGGCAAGCTCCCTGATTCGCTCCGCCTTCACGTTGCAGCCGTGTTCAAGGCCGTCTACGGAAGCTATTTGCTCGCTCAAAAGGCTGTGGATTCTGTCGCGAAGGAGCGTGGATTGAGCGAAGAACAGCGGAACGCGGTTGCCGCCGCAACCGCAACGGCTGACGCTATTCTTGGCATGAAGGTTTTGCCGGCAATCGTGGGCGGCACGGCTGGACCGATTGCGGCAGGAGCAGCTTCGTTTGTTCCAGTGGCGTCGCTTTCGTATCTCGCCTATTCGACGGCACGTGACCCGGCGGCCACAATGAGAGCAGCGAAGGGGGCGGTGAAGAAACTTGTCGGAACGCGTTCATTGTCCATTGACTCGCAAGGGACGCAAAAGCAATGACACAAGCAACGCTTAACTCCGATCAAATCCGCACGATTCTGGATCATCAGACAAAGGTGAATGATCCTGACTACTGGCATGCTGCTTTCGCCGCGTCGCTGGATGAAGGTTGTGCGTTCGAGGAGGCTGTTTCGCTGGCGGACCGGGCATCGGAAGCCGGTTCGTCGGTTCTAGCCGTGCAAACTGGAGATCCAGTATCAAGCGTTGGCATACCGATGACAAGCGATAATGCCCCCGCACAAATCGGCGTTTGGCGGGACTGGGACACGCTGAAGGCTGTCGTCATCGGATGCCCTGATAACGACGTGTTGCCAGCATGGTATCCTTCGTTCGATGATCCGGACGGCAACGAAGTGGCTGGACCAGAAACGGCAGGAACGCGGAAGGCGGATTATGACCAAGAAAAATTCACGGAAGCAATCACGCAAACAGAAGCTTTGTGTGTCGCTTTACAAAAAGAGGGGGTGGAGGTCTATCGGCCTTCGCTTATTTCCCCTGACGAAGCTAAAGCCGATCCCGTCGGCCTGACAGCCGAATTCGCCCGCGAGCCGTTTGCAATCATCGGCGAGACGGTCATCCTTTGCCAAATGCGATCCCCACATCGAAACAAGGAAACGGAAGGATACCAGCAGTTTTTCCAGGGCAAGAATCTCCAAGCGTTGCCTCGCGTAACCTACGAGAGGAACGAACGCTGGGAAGCGGACGAGCGTCCGTTCTTGGAAGGAGGGGACATCTTCCGGCTCGGAAAAGACGTGCTCGTGACGATGAGTCATCTGGCATCATCGCCGGCAGGTTATCGATGGCTTGCCGATCTGCTGGAGCCGAAAGGTTTCGAGGTTTGGCCGGCCTACTTGAAGAAAGATTGGGAACATGGAGATTACATCCTATCGTTTCCGCGAGAAGGCTTGTGCATCGCTTACGTCCAAGGCTTCGTTGACGATCTTTTGCCTTCCCCGATAACGGATTGGGATGTCGTGCCCTTGACGTTTGAAGAGGCGAACAAGGGATTTGCGGCGAACGGCATTGCGGTCCGGGAAAACGTCTACATGATGCCATCTGGCAATCCGCGTGTTCGGCGAGCCTTGGAAAAAAAAGGCGTGGACGTGATCGAGATCGATTTCAGCGGGCCGATTTTCTGGCAAGGCGGCTGCGATTGTGCGACGAACGAATTATTGAGAGTCGGGAAGCCTCCAATCGAAATGAGGGCAAAGGATGCCGGAATCATTACGTAGCAAATCGGCGTTGATCGCAGACAACGGGCTATTTGTGGAATTGGCTCCCCGTCTCGCTAGAGAATTCGGCGAGGTGCGTTACTGGAGTCCATGGGCATCAGCATACCCGAAGGCCGCAGCAATGATCATCGGCGAAGGACTCGAAGGCGTGGAGCGTGTCGGCTCGTTTTGGGATTACGTTCCCGATGCCGACATCGTCATCTTCCCCGATCTTTACATGGCCGACATGCAGGCCGTAGTCGCCGAGCGGTTCGGCAAGCCGGTTTGGGGGCATCGCCAGGCCGATCGCCTTGAACTTGACCGATGGGGAACGCGGAAGCTTCAGAAAGAACTCGGGCTGGCCGCTCCGAAAACTAAGTTTCTCGTCGGCGTTGAAGAACTTGCCGACTACTTGCAAAACGTCGAAAACAAATGGGTGAAGATCAGCATGACCCGCGGCGACATGGAGACGTTCCACCATGAAACCTGGCATATAACCTCAATATGGCTTGACTCCTTTGCTAACCGCGTGGGAGCGTTGGCGGATTCTTACGAGTTTATCATCGAGGATGCAATTGACGACGCGATCGAGGTTGGCTACGACGGCTTCCAAGTCCGTGGACAATGGCCCGAAGCAAGCTACTGGGGAATAGAGGTAAAGGACATGGGATACATTGGCAAGTTCTCTCCGTATGCAGATTTGCCAAAGCCGATCCGCGACATCAACGCGAAGTTCTCCAGCATCCTTGAACGCGAGGGATCGAGCGGATTCCTTTCGTTTGAATTCCGCCTGACCAAAGATGGAACGGCATACATGATCGACCCGTGCATGAGGCAAGGTTCGCCGCCGACCGAAGGAACAATGGAAGGCTACGACAACCTTGCTGAGATCATGTGGGAAGGGGCTCATGGCCGTCTTTGCCCCGTCCGCTCGTCGGGCGAGTTCTTGGCGATGGCGATGATCCATTCGCAGTTTGCTTTGACGAATTGGGTTCCGGTCGAATGCCCTCCCGATGTGCGACGATGGCTCAAGCTTCGCAACGCTGCCGAGATCGACGGAAAGCTGTATCATGTCCCCGTGGGGGGAGAGATGCCTGAGATCGGGGCCGTCGTGGCCGTTGCCGATGATCTTGAGGAAGCCAAGCGTCTTGTCAAGGAACGAGCGGAAAAGATTAAGGGCTTTCAGTTGGAACTAATGACCGACGCTCTCGACTTGGCCCAAAAGGAAATTGACGACGCAAAGGACTACGGAATTGACTTCTAATGGCAGGCAATTCATTCGGCTCTCCGGTATCTTATCCGTTGCTCGATCCTCGCGTCATTCGCAACGCTCGAACTCGTTTCGCACTCGATAATATTCCGGAACTCAGCAGGGCAAATTCGCTCTATTCGGCGGCTGGATTATGGCCTAATCGCGGCTGGATTCTTCTCAGACGGTCGGATTACCTAAACCTTAACCTCTATGCCACTAACCACAACCTTTTTCTTTATGACGGGACCACGCAGTTAGCGTTTAACAATCTCGTCGTCGTGCAAGCCCGTTGCGTTTCGCGAAGCTTTCCGCAAGATCCAAACTCCGTTTATTTGGTCGAGATCACTGACCAAGAGGGTTTGCTGTGGAATAATTGGTATCAGTGGCCGATAAACTCCAACTATAACGTTCAGGCTCCAGCTTATCCAGGACAGTATTACACGGCTTCTCTTAACGCTGGAATTCCGTGGACGTGGTCAACGATGATTCAGGACATGTGGCAGCAACCTGGAACGGCTAGGCTAGGAGCTTTTCCGGGTTTGCCGTTCACTCCTATCGGAACTCCTATCAATTGGATTTTCCAGGGAGTCTCGCTATGGGAGTCTCTCAACACGGTTCTTACTCAAATCGGCTGCACCATTCAGTCAAATCAGGCCAGCACGCCATCATTTACGATAACGCAAGACGGTGCCTCCGATCCGACATTCACCAATCTCCAAGCGTCCAAACAAGGTCTTTTGCTAGGAGATTTAGATTACATTGACTCTGGAGCCGGAAGACTTCCCGGCATCTTCCAGTTATTCATGCATCGCGTCAATCAACAATATGGCACCGAAGAGACAGTCCGCATAGATGCCCAGCAATGGGCAATGAATGATCTGTACACAAACGATGTCGTCCCTCCCGCCAAGTACGCTCAATTCGCAGCTAGTCCTGGACGGCATGGTCAATGGGATGATTTTCCTGTCAGATTCGACGTTAACGGTGCTCCTTTAGCGGCGGACGTCACTACGGCTGCCGCGGTCGTGATAGATAGAGCGTCCCAATATTACGGCCGTAGCCTTCGCGGGTCGGCTGGATACCTACGCCAGCTCTACAGCGGCCTGCAACCATTCTCGACCGGAAGCTTGGTGGACGGAGTGTGTTGGCGGCAGGATTTTCGTGAGGGTATCACGCGAATGGGATGGACTACCGAAATTGTTGCCGGCCCTCAGCCGCCTTGGGAAGGCATCCTGTTTGAGGGTCGATGATGACTGATAATCCGAATGAACCCAATGACACTACATTTCACGGCCCGCAACTCCCGCTGTATCCAAGGCTCGAGCATATCGTCCGCATTTCCGGGCCAGCCTTGGTCGGCACCTCCCCTCCTGTTTATCCGGCATTTGTTCAACAATACGTCCCGGACCTGACGTTTCGCGACCGAGAGGCCGCGTACGTTATCGAACCCAATTCCATTTCCCTCAATCAAGGCATCTACGATTGCCGTCTCGAAGGAAATTATCAAGGACTGCCTATTTACGCAACGACATGCTGTGTTGGCATACAGTCTTCCTCCTCTTCCATATCTGGTGCCCCTCCTGTCCCGCTGGGAATTTTCTTCCGCAGGTCTGGCAATCTTGGCACGTTCATCAACGCATCGAGCCAATCAGGACCGGTGCAGGCAGATGGTCAGAATTGGATGCTGGCTATCGACATCGGCCTCGATCCCGGAAACACGGTGACGAGCGTAACATATGGCGGAGCCGCTTGCACGTTCATCGGGGCACGCAACGCCGATCAGGGGCCAAATCCGAGCAACTACCGGATTGAACAATGGCGAATCTGCCAAAACGATCCCGGTGCCCCTAGTGCCGGAACAAACACGCTGACAGCCAATTTTAGCGGCGTAGTTGGTGCTGGTGCTACGGCATGGGTAAACTACGGAAACGTCAACCAGACCACGCCGATCGAATCGGCAAACACCAATGCGGGATTCGATATTGGAGATGCCACCGTTTCTATTCTGCCAGTCACGGACAAGGACTGGTGCCATTTCGCCGTGTTCACAACGGCCGAAGAGGCTTTGCTTTGCCGGAATACGGAACGAAATCAAATTCCTTTTCCTTCGATTGGAGTGATGGCGAACTCCGACACGGGGGGAGCCGTTTCCCCACCGTCATCTCAGGCCGGAAATTGGGCCGCAGCTTACGAGCCGGACGACTCGTGGGCCGTCGCGGGCTACGCTATTGTGTCGTCTGCTGCAATTCTGTCCCCAAGCTCTCAAGGATCTATAGCTTCCGTGTCGTCTGCTGCAATTCTGTCCCCAAGCTCTCAAGGATCTATAGCTTCCGTGTCGTCCTTGTCTGTGTCTGCGATATCGCCGTCCGCCCAGCCCGCGGCCCAGTCGTCGCCTACCAGCGTTCATTTGACTAGCTCATCGGCTTTGCATAGCTCAACGTCTCCATTTCTCAGTCCGTCATCTTCAAGCCCGTCTCGTTCGCCGTCCTCTTCTCGGCCTTCGTCCCCTTCTCAGTCTGCGTCGTCATCATCCGTGGTTCTTCTGCCGCCGCTTGCGTTTGTGACTCCGTCAGATAATCCTGCGCTTCAGCCGGGCATGGATTTTTTTGGGCCGCCCTTCGGCACTCCCGGCGACCCATTGGCTCCGCAGCTAAGCGGCCTGACGGCGAACGCGGACTCAGTCTCGCCTAATTGTTTCACGGCATTTGGAGGAGCATTCACAAATGACATTACGTTTTATGCTTGGGGTCAAACGACGGTCGGCAATGGCATGTTCAGTCAGCAACCAATTGCCAGGCTGAGCACAGCGATAAATGGAGCGATGGTCCAACTCGATCCGTCTCAAGTACCCAACAGTATGTATGTTGTCTGGGCTCATAGTGCTGCTCGTGGTTACAGCACGCCGCTTGCGATCAACCGAACAGACATTGGTCCAACGCGAGGATGGTTGCAATCCAGCTCTCTGGCAAATTTTTCTGGATACGCTGGCGACACTCTTTCTATTTTAGGCCGCAACCTATGCCAGAGCAGGAAAATCACAGGAGCTACTAACGCCAACCCCGTCGTTGTCACTAGCCCAAATCATAACTACCAAACTGGAGACAAGATTACCATCTTCGGCGTCCGCGGCATCACGGTAATAAACAATGACTACAGAAATCCACAATGGGTCGTGACGCGAATTGACGCCAACACATATTCAATACCCGTTGACGGAACCTCAAGCGGCGTTTTCAATCGCGTGTCGCAGCCGATTACTGGCGGCGGCACGACAACAACAATAAGCGTCAGTTCTACATTCGGTATTTCAGCTGGGCTGCCTGTTACGCTAACGGGAGGTACCCCAGAAGTACAGCCAGTATCAAGCGGCTCCCCCTCGTGGATACCGAACACGTCCATAAGCTTTTCTTCTGTAAACGGAACAAATCACACGAACGCGTCATGGGATGATATAGCCCCTAACCCGGTCGGCATGAGAGGATGGATATACTTCGACGGCGTAGGCTTCCAGCCCGTTGTGTTTGCTACCCCCAACGAATTACGCATCATCGTTCCCGGAGGACTAGTGTCGGGTCAGTTCTACGCCGTCTATGCTCACAATGGCACAGGCGGAATTCCGTGGGGATGGTCTGGCCCGCTGTTTTTTCAATTTACCACGCCGACAGATCAAGGAAGAAACTACGGATTGCAGACGTACACGATGCCAGGAGCAACAGGCGGAGACGATATAAACAACATCAATACCGGTATCGCTACAGCCAACGGATTTACAACGTCAGGGACCATTCTCTTCAGCGGCGACCAAATGTATCTGGCGAGTAGGGCGTTTGATGCAATTAGCAAGAACATTCTTTTGCAAGGCAATTTTAAGCGGCGAGCGATTACCGCAGGCGGATCGACTACGACCATCACTGTAACAGGAGGGACTAGCGGATTATCAGTCGGCAGCCTCGTCGATCTGACTGGTGGCAGGCCGGAGCGTATTTCCGTCCAATCGCTTACGGCATCAACGATCACGTTCGCATCCGTCAACGGTGATCTGCATAATGAAGCATGGTGGGGCACTAGGATCAAGGTAGGGACAAGTCAGGCCATAACTTCAGGAGGTGCAACAGCTACAATCGGTGTAGTGTCCACGGCGGGTCTGTCTGTCGGTCAGAGTGTCAGCCTCGACGGGGGAACGTCCGAAGTTTGGCCGGTGAAAAGCTTTGTTGCCAACACGTCAATTACGTTTGAATTCGTGAACGGAACCACACACACGACTGCGACATGGGGCTTTAGCTCTCAGCCGCTGGTGACATTCAACGGGTCAAGTCAAATTGATGGCATCGGACTCGACTTGATGTGCAGCGGCGTAACGAGTCTAGTAACGCCAGTGATTGCGTTCAACGGATCCGGAAGCCTAACTAATTCGATGGTCGAGAATCGCAACGTCGTGACAGCGCCAGCCACTGATGCAACCAACGACGTAGTCATACGAGATTGCCTATTCATGGGCATGATAGCGCAGAACACCACCGGCAATCGAGTAATCGGTGACAATTGTGTAATTTATAACTGCCAGCAGGGTGAAGCTCCGTGGTTGTGCAGTAATCTATCAAGAATGAGCCTTACGCGTAACGTTGTTCGCAACCTCGACCCTAACCAGAGGTCAGGAGCATTAGCTGTTGCGCCAAATTGGGTATCGGCCGCTGGTGGTGGCACGGGCGGAACTTTGATGTCAGGAACTCAGTACTGGTGGGGAATCACGGCGTCTACGAGTTTTGGAGAGACGCAAGCTCAACATACCGGATTGATTGCCAAGAGCGTCACGTTCACCGCCTCCGCGTTGAATACCAAGGTGACTCTAACATGGCAGCGATCATCCGACGTCCCTGCCGATCCGGCCAATGGCTATGTTGTTAATCCAATTGCTGGCTATAGCATATATCGATCCACAACCGATCCTGGAACATCAGTCGGCGGAATCCCAGACAACTTTAGTCGAGCCGGTGGCGGCGTTTTGGTCGCTCAAATTGGCAATCCCAATCAAACCACCTACACGGATGACGGAAGCGATTCGGGATTTTTGCACGACCTGGCATTCTACACGGATTTCTCTGGCTCCAATGCTTACAAACATGGATACGGTCGGCTTATATTCTGCAACACGAACAACTACGTTAATATCGCATTCAACAATCTAATCAACTTGGATGACGCCAAGGTCGATGGAAACAAAGGCGAGAAAATTCTGTTAGGAGATTTCGAACGGTGCATTTATGCCGATTTGGCTACGGGAGGAGCATCTGGCTCGATTACCTTGGACGCCGTCAAATTGCTTGCCGCTCTTGCCGGCGATCCTGGCAGTCCATCAGAAGGATTTGGCTCTTCATTGACTTCATCCGGAACCGATCTTACGTGCGCTAATGCTAGTTTGTCATCTCCTCAAGTTAGTAGTCCGACAACAGACTTTTCTGCTTTTCCAAATCAAGAATTCATCAGCGATATGTTCTTGATTATTAGCGGAACCAATTTCACGCCAGGGTTATATAGGGTGATGTCTGTAACTGGGACTGGTGTCGGCACGTCTTTTGTTACGCTAGATCGAGCTTGCGGAAGTGGAAGTGCAAGTGGCGGATCGTGGCGAGGAAGCTTTAATATGATTAGTCAACGGTTAGCCATAGTGGGAGGTCCCGGATTGATGCAATACCGAGAGCTTGGAGATTTTACGGGCGGACCAACTATCAGCGGCGTTGGGAGCATTACGGTTGCCATCAGTCCTCAATGGACAAATGGCGTCAATCCAACGTCTTCGTCTTTCGTTCTGTTGCATTTCGGTACGTCGTACAACACGGTGGTGTACGGTAACAGCATCCAATCCCAAGGAATCAACACACCTGATTTTGACCAGAGAGGAACATTTTCCGCCAATAGCATGCTTGACATGGTGGTCGAGGCCAACGTCTACTACGACATCAAATACGGGGTTACAATTACAAGTCTCGCGGAGGCCGATGTTCCTCAACACGATTTGAATTGCATCAATGGCTGGAACATAATACAGCACAACGTATTCGATAACATTTTTCAGGCGAATTTGTTGTCAATAGGATTTTCGGATGGCCGTCAAACAGTAGGTGCGGACGCGAACATTATTCGAAATAACCGAGTCACGAATGCCAACGTGTTCAACAACACCAATTTGGATCCACAGGTGGCAGGCTTTGCTCAGATTGATGCATATACGGCGAGGGACATGAATGTACTAGAACACAACACATACTCAGGAGGTTATCAAGGAACATTGAACGGCCTAATTGTGTTTACAGACACTTCTGGTGGCCTGCTCTTATTCAACAATTCGTTCAACTTCGGGGCGGGAAACAACGCTGGGTCGGTTGGCCTTAATGTCGATAACACGCCAAACAACGTCATCCAAATTCCGGCTAGTGGCCAGTTCAGCGGGTTTGCTTCTTGACGATGCTCTCTAAAGTTGACGTGGTGGACCATCCTTCCATGCGGTCGATGAAGGCAAGCTCATCGGCAAATTCATCTCCGGCGATATTCCGATTTGGCGATTCGGTGCAAGCTCGGATG